AACCAAATTTTATCTGTAGGCTTTAAAATTGTTCCTAATTCTGTCCACCATAATTCATCATGTGTATTCGCATTGGTGTAAATTTCTATTTCACAATTGCGAGAAACTAAGTAACGCATTAAAGGTAGAAATTCTTCATATAAAGTAGGTTCAGAAACACTACCACTTATGCAGGCATATTGTAAATTTGGAAATGTTTCTAATTGATCGATCCACTCCTGTAAAGGTCTAATATTTTTTACAACAAGATGCTTACCGTTTTCATAAGAACGTATGCATAGTGGACAATCAAGATTACATGTTCCCGTTAGCTCCAATTCCACTTCTCTAATTTGTTCTACCGATAAACCTTTCTTCATAGATATATAATACTATCGAAATCTTTTTCTTTAAACACTCGTTTTTTAGATTCGACCGTCATCCTTTTATATTGACTTGTTAACATTTTATGTTTTAATTCATTACTTAATACCACTTTGTTAATGCCTTCAGGCATTGTTGCAGCCACTAGGTTAAACTTAATGTCTGGATATTTAGCAAGAAATGCATCTAATCTGTTAAAATTATTGTCAGTAACAATTAATAAGTATTGTAAATTTAATTCTGAATCAATAATAATATCATCATTAATATCTAAGTCCTCAGAACAATGATATAAAATAGTATCAAATCGTGGTAACAAATCTCGGTATCGTTTAATAAACAACCCGTTGGTGTTGATACTAACTGGACATCCTTTAGATTCCAACTCTGATAATATAAACTCTATGTCATCACGTTTCATTGTGCCAACTTCACCACCACTTAATGTTACATTGTATCCAGGTATAACCTTATCTAGTTTGGCTTTAACTTCTTCCATTGTAAGTTTAGGACGATTGTGCGTATCAACACAACAATAGTCGCAGAACCAATTACAAACCCATGTAACAACTAGTTCAATTTCCTTTTCTTTTGCTTGTATTCCCATTATTACCACCTCGATACTACAGTAATAAATTCATTCAAACTATAGGGATGCACTTTATCACCATGTTCATTAAAAAAATCCATCATCAAATTTAAATTAATTTTTTTTTGACTTCGAACATCAGGTAACAATAAAAACTTAATATGTGGATACTTGTTAATCATTGTGTGTATGCTACCATCCAAAAAGTTGGTATTGGTCACCACCAACCCGTAAAATACATGATCGAATTCCAAATTAGGAAATTCAATATCATCTGGTAGATATTCTACACAATGATAATGTATCTTTCCAAACTCATGTACTAACGGCATGTGTCGTTTGAAAAACAATCCGTTGGTTAACAAATCAATTACACAGTTTTTATCTTTTAATATTTTAATTAGTAATTCTAATTCTTCACGCTTTAATATTCCTGGTTCTCCACCACTAAAAGTAACTTCACTACCAGGTTCAATATCTTTTACTTTACTCAATACTTCTTCAAACGGAAGTTCTGGTCGGTTGTGAATATCCACCACGCAATAATTACAATGCCAATTACATTTATTAGTTAGAGGTAATTCAATGTCTTTAATCATCGATACCAACCTTTTCTATAAAAGTTGACTTGTTTGATTTGTTTGCCGTGTTCAGGCCGCAATTTCACATCTTTGATTTGTTTTTCTACACCATCACAGATATAATAATGTTTACACTTCAAACAATCGGCAGTTTTATAGTATGTCCTGTTGCGTTTGAATTCTGCAGCTGCATACATTGCCTTTAAAGGATCTGCACGATATGCTAATGGGTCAATATCTCTATTATATACCGCAATATTCCAATCATATATGTCATAAATGTGTTGATAATAATTACACACATATTGTTCATAACCTTTCATAAAACAATAAGGAGTATATCGTACATTGATAATTTTAACCGAGTCTTTAAGTAAATCAATTGCTTGATGTACATAAGGAGTAATTATTGAATAGTCAATTGTTTCTTGAACTCCGGCATCATCCCAATAATTTAATGTAAGGAAATTAACTTCAAAAGGCTTTAACTCTTGCATTAAAGCAATAAATTTTGTTGGTAAATTCTTATAATTTTTATGTGTGACAGTACAATTAATGCGGACTAATATACCTAATTCGTGAGCATTATGTATGGCTTGGACTATATTTTCAAATCCTTTTCGGTGACCAACTAATGTATTGTGACTTTCTTTATCGTATCCATGAACACTAAAAAGTATCTCGTCTAATCCGTGTTTTTTAGATTTGGTCAAAAACAGTTTATCTGCAAACTTATAACCATTACTTAAAGTACTTATCTTTAAACCTTTACTTTTACAATAGTCTAGTATATCAAACCATTGTTTATGGATACTGGATTCTCCTCCAGAAAGGTCTACCTCTTTGATACCGCAATCTACAAGGTAATCAATTCGTTCTTTAATTACATTAAATTCAGTTACATCGTTTAGTTGTGTCTTGTAATAACAAAATTCACAACGATAATTACAATGTGTACCTGTATCTAACTTGGCTCGTTGGCACAAAGGTTCATCATAATCAATTTCTAATTGATGACTTAATTCATTATATAACTTCATTATATGATACCTTTAAGTATTTCTATAATGTTATCGTTATCTTTTAAATGTAAACTATCGAAGTCATTATCAATATCCCATTTTCGCACACGCAACCCATGATCTTCTTCCCAATAGTCTATATTGTGATATATTACTTTTTTACCATAGTGTTTACATTCAGCAATAAATCTAGGACTACAATCCCATTTTCTATCTACAGGAGTATAAATGTAAGTATCAAATTTTTCAAATAAATTTTCAATTGGGGGAATAACAAAATTAATACCTTCAATAGGCTTAGGAATAACATTTACAATGGCTAATAATTTGCCATATTTTTTATATTGTTGAAAGTCTTTAATATGCCTACAATTTTTAGTAGCGTATAATAACGATTGGTTATTACTTTTGCCAATGGATTTTAATCTATTGAACAGTATTTTTTTCTTATAGTTTATACCATTACATTTGACTGGTTCATAAACCCTATTATCTTGAAGTACCCAAACATTTGATTTATTATTATTTTTTATTTCTCTATTACCACAGGCAAAGTACAAAACATTTTTAAACAAAAGTGTTTTACTATCATTGTTAATTATTCCACCATCTGTAAATAAAATGTTTTTTCCAGTTACTATACTAGGACGATTACCAAATACAATATTATCTTTTATGTTTTGAATTTCTTCATCTGTAAAATTATATTTCCAGCGAATACTTTTTTCAAACTTATCCCAATCAATATCTTCAGCTAATAATATGCCTACTTTAAAATGATTTTTTAAAATATAATAGTAATCTATAATCTCATAAGTGTGACCACATATTCCGTGATTGTTACTACTCCAAGTGTAACTTAACCAAAGATCATAATTAGGATCAAGTCTGAGTATTTTGTCCATTAACTATTCCCTATCATGGCTTGTATAATAATGTCATCTTCGGTTAGAGTATAATTTTTTAAACCGTTCGCCAAAATATCTTCATATCTTAATTTTATAGAATCGATTTCTGGATGCAAATCTTCTATGGTAACTGTTTTGCCGTAGAAAAAAGCTTCAGGTATAATTCTATTATTGGTATCTCTTTGTGTATGAACATAATGAACACCATCAATATGTTCAAACATATTGCCTTGGCCGCTGTGACTTTTTTTAATAATAATTGGACGGCCAAATTCCTGTTGCCATCTATTAATATTACAACGAATATATTCTTGATTTAAAGCACTAATAAAAACGCCATGGCCGTTTTTGGTTAGTTTGCGAAATATGTCAAAATTAAATTTAATATGAGAAAATATATCAAATTTTTGATATTGGGAATAAGATCCATAGTATGTTACGGTTCTATTATTTTTATAACGAAACATACTATGGTCATTATTACTATAACAATGAATTTGATTTGTTAAAAACTCTTTACAATCGTAAAAAGTCATCACATCAAGGATTAGAGTTTGATCTAATTTGAGTTTGTATAAATCTATTATTTTAATTGGAACTACATCGTTAAAATTAGAAGTATACTTTTCAGTAAAAATTTTAGATATTAAGTTAATATCTTTTTCAGAAATGTCTACAATATAAAATTTTACATCAACAAACTTTTTTAAAAATTGAAAATATTCAAAACAATAAAAAAATGTTCCATTTATTTTATTATTAGGTTTGTGTTTATATACAACTCCATATTTCATTTCAATAATCTAAATAAAAATTTTCTAAAAATTTATTTGTAAGTTCAACAACATCTTCTACTGTTGATGATGATAATACATCATTTTTAAATTTGGAAAACTTTCTTTCTAAATAAGCAACTTTTTCTATTTCGTCTTTATAATTTAAATAGTCTTCCAGTTTTGAAATTAATTTTTCATCGCCAGTTTCTAGTATTTGTAAATACTTTTCTTCTCGGTTTTCATTTGTAATTGCATAACCGGCATTAATTAGGTCATTGTTTAAAACCATAAATCCGTACAAAGTTAATCCAGCAATTTTACATAAATCTGGACTAACAATCATTCTTACTTTTGCTAAATTATGATTTTTTGATTCTTGAAGAGGATCTTCTAATGAAGTATCTTTTACATTAACTTCAAAAGGAAGTACTTCATTGGCCATCATATTTTTATTAATATGCACCGTTTTATTGGCCAACAAAGCTTCTTCAATTTTTTTATAAGAAACATGGGACAATTTTAATAACTTTTCATCATTGTTTACTAAATTGTCAAAGGTATTTTTTGTTACATTGGTTACCCTCCAATAGGTGCCACAATCAACAACCATAGCTAATTCATAAATCATAGAACTCATTTCAAACCTTCTTTCATTAAATAGGTAATTTTTTATAATCTACTTTATAATATCCGTTTTCATCGGTTAAAACAGCGTTTGAATAAATTGTGTTTAACAAATCTTGCGCCATGACACCCACTTTGGTGATACTTTTGTCCCAAATGTAATTGAATGAATATAGATTAATACCTTTTTTAGTATAAAGATATTTAATATTTTCTTTTAATCTTTCATCACTATAATTACAACCGCAATTACCATTGCAATCACAAACTAAATTACATGCACAATCAGAGTTGCAAATACAATCTTGTCGCATAGTATTGTATTTTGCTAAAAGTACTGACCAATGCGTATCTTCAACCAATTCTCCATCAGCATAACTATTAGGTGATGTGGTATTATCAGGTTGCTCTGTAAGAACGGCATAATTTGATCCAACGGGTTCAACAACATTATTTACTCTTTGTACAATTGTTTCATAGTCATTAACATGATTATTATCAATTACTGTAACACCTGCACCATGATCGGCACCACTCCTATCAGAAGCGGTATATGCAGAAGCCATATCTCCAGCGGCCGCAAAACTTCTATGTTTAGCATATGTTGCTAATTCGGCTCGAATAGCATTTTTTAAAGTATTAATGTCATTAGCAGTAATTAAAGCTCCTGGTATTGCAAAATTGCCAGATAATGTGACTGGGTTATTTGTAGAACATGGGGCTCGATTTCCAGTACACATTTTAGACTTCCTTTTCCACTAATTTTATCTCTTTATTTAAATATGATTGAACTGATCTATCAATTTCACCAAATGCTTTAAAGAAACCACACATATTATTAACCCATCTATCCGTCCATCGGTCAAAATAATCTACTTTTTTACTGTTGTCCAAGCTACTAACTGGACAAATCATACAGGTTGTGGCCACGCATCCTTTACATATATCAGACACTTCTTTAATAGGAGTCTGATATTTCTTACTCATAGATTCTACACTATTTATAAAACCGTCATCCATAATATTACCACCTTTCATCAAATCCTTATTAGGTGAGTATATTGAACCATGACATGCATAACTATTACCATCAACATCAATGGCATGCATATGAGCACCAGATGTACAATGAGATTTCGAATCTGAACCGTTAAACCATGAACATAAATGGTACCCATGTTCTTCAAAAAATTTGATTTCTTCAGCTGCAATTTTTATCATTTCGGATCTAAAATTTTGAATCAATCCTTCTAAGTTTTCTTTAGGTATTTCTTCGACATAATCAATTGTAGGTGCATATGAAACATTAATGTTTGGTCCAATAGAATTAAGTTTAAGATGCAAATCTTTAAAATCCAACCAAGTATTATAAAGACCTTTCATACTCTTTAAAGGTATTGTAGATTTAAGGAATACATTAATACCTTTTCTAGCAAAGTATTCTATATTCTCGACAACTTGATCTGAAGTTGGTTTACCTGAATGAGTGACTCTAAATTTATCTCCAATTTCTTTACCATCATGTGATATTTGTACCGTTAATTTACGAATATCCACTTTATCAAGAATATCATCTAGTCTTTTTCTATTGTAACCATTTGTATAAATGTGAAAATTAACTTTATCCAAATGTTGAAATTCGGTCATTATATCTACAATCAAATTTCCGTTTAAAGTGGGTTCACCACCCCAAAAAGTTAAATTTAACATTTCATAGTTGTCTTTTAAAAAATTACTATCTAAAAGTTCGTAAATTCGTTTCTTAACAACATCAACTTTATCATCTAGTCTTTGTGTATTGGTCTTTGCACCTTCAAAACAATATGTGCAACCCATATTACAAAGTGCAGTAGTTGTAATTTCTAATGTGAACTGATTATGTTTTTTGTTCATTTAGTTTTTTCTTCCTTAGAAAACTCCATTATTTCATCGAGTATTGAAAACATCTTTTCTTCTGTAACCTTACTTACTTCTGGCTTAACAATACCCACCATTTCTTCTGCCATACGAAATAGTTTAACAGCTTCAGGTCTAAAGTCCTCAACATTAGTTAAGTATTTTCCAGCTTCATTTAAATGAAACGCTGCACCATAAAGTGCTTTATTCATTTTTTTTATCGAATTAGCCATCTATCAATTCTTTCATAACAGTATTTTTAAAATTTTCATTATTTCTTAATTGTTTTGTCATATCACCAACATTTTTGTACATAAATTTATATACATCACACAATTCTTTTATTGGTCCTTTATTTTTTATCTGTTCAAATAAACAACCTTTTTCACAATAATTTTTTACCTCACATGTTTGACATTCAGACATGCGCTGATATTCCGGAATCAATTCTACCATCTCTGGATTATCCTTGAATCGATTGCAAGGTACAGGTTTGTTTTCACTAAACATAAAAATATCTGTTCCTGCACCACAAAAATCTTTAACAAATCCGTTAGATTCATAATTAATAAAATGTCGTAAATAAAACAATATGAAGTACGGCATTTCTTCTTCAGGATTATCAATATACCAATTGAACAATTCTGTTATACCAACTTTTAATCTCTCCACACTCTTTGAATCCCAAACATGCATGTCACGAACCAAAGTAAGTTCAGGATTAACACCAAAGTGTTTCCTAATATATAGGTGGTTTTCCAAAAGGTTATAGCACCCTTTGTAGATCATAGTGTGTATCTTAAAATTTGGTATTCTTTGAAACAATTCTCGTTTCTCAAAAAATCTAGGTACAGTACCTTTACCATTTAATTGAAGTCTGTTTTTATCATGCCACAGTCCATCAAAACTCAATGATACATTTACTTTCTTCTCAATCAAGTATTCCAATATTTCTTCAGTAAGTAGTAAACCATTTGTTGGCATTCCATATTGAATATTGCCATCATTCTCAGTTTCACTAATAATGGTTTTTATTAAATCCATAAAAAGTAGTGGCTCACCACCAAAGAAATCAATTTGTATCAACTCATCAGGAAAAGACTTTCTAACCCTACGATACTCATTTAAAAATAGTTGTGGATCTATAACATCTTTAGACAACTTGTCTTGATTGCAATATGAACAATTGAGATTACACTTTTCAGATAAAAATACGGTAACTAATTTCATTGTCTATATTGTTCATTAAGTTCTAATACAGTATTTAAAAGTTTCATGTCAAATTTTTTACTTAAAGCTTGTGTGTCTTTTGGTAAACATGGTCCGCCAAATCCTCGTTGGCCATCAGGACCAGGTACTTCAAAGTGATGTGATCCCATCCATCGATGTTTTGAAAGCATTGCAGTCAACTCATTATAATCAACATTCATCTCTTTTGATATGTCATATATTGAATTCATAAAGGTAACTTTTAAAGCATAAAACGAATTCATTGTATATTTTGCAAGACTAGCCGTTTGCACATTAGTTAAAAAGACATTATCAGTTTTAACAATAGAATATTTTTGGTAAATATCTAAAACTTCTTTTGCTTTATCACCACCAATAATCAACATTGGAGGATTAACAAAATCTTCATTTGAAGTTTTTCTTGATAGAAATTCAGGATTATAAATTATATCATAACCTTCTAATTCATGCGGCAATATTGTCGATTTTACTATTGTCAATCCTTTGTAATTGAATTTGACAATCTGATTCAATACATCTTTTAAAATTTTGTAATTTGTATTATCTGTCGGAGTTGGAACGCAAATGAATATTGCCTCCGGGTTTGAAGAACAAACTTCTTCTAATGATATATCATTATATTCGGGATCACAAATAATTTTAGATACATTGGGAAAGCCATAATCAACGGCTTTTCCCACCATACCATAACCAACAATACCAATCATATTACATTATAGGATAACCGCTTCGATTAATCCTTCTTCCTCAGTAGTTTTAGATTTGAGTGCAATTGCAAAATACTTATCCTCAGTATATTTAGCTACTCCAGGAATATCACTTGGTCCTAATGGTTGGCCTTTTTTAACTTTACCAATTACACGAACTGGTACTCGTCCTTTCAAAGCAACCACAGTACCATTCTTTAGATCACTATTCATCAAGTAAGCTGGATAGTTAGAAACAACACCCAAAGGTCTGAAATGTGAATCGGTAGCCGCAGTAACTTCCTTTTTACCACCTACGGCCAATACAGTACCTTCTGAATATTCATCATCAGCAATATATTTTTCGGCCAAGTCAGCGTATCGAGCAGAACTTGCGGTACCAGATAAATTACCAATAAAGGTAGTTGCGTACATATTACCTTGTGCAAAGGCGTCACCTACAACTCTAAGTGCTGGTGTTGATGTTCCTGTACCACCAGATAGGAACTGACCCATTACATAGGTTTGAAATGCTCCACTCAATTGTTGATAACCTGTTGCGGCCGCAATACTACCACCATTAAGGTTTGTTGCAGTACCAGCAGTTGTTGCAGATGAAGCCGTTGTTGCACTACCGGCAGTTGTTGCTGAAGCAGCGGTACCTGAAATATTGATTCCATATGTACCACTTAAACGAGCTGATGGTACTGTACCTGATGTTAAATTAGAAGCATTAAGGTTTGAAAGATCCACACCAGACAATGATTGATCAACATAGGCCTTCGTAGCAGCATGTAAAGGTGATGATGGAGCACCAGCAAGCACTAAAGTACCGGTCATTGTGCCACCAGCAAGTGGTAAATAACTTGCTACTTGAGTTGAAAGATCGGTAGCACCAATAATATTTTGATAAGTTGATCCATCGTTGGTAAATTGCCACTTGTCAGTCGTTTCATTCCAGAGAACATAGACATTTGAGGAAGTGCCTCGATCAACTTCAAGACCAGCATCTTCGATTGGTGATGCACTTTGACTAATATCAGCATTTAATGTGATAATAGAATCTGCAACTTTTAAATCGTTTGCGTAGATACTTGCGCCAGCAGCATTTAATGTTCCAGTAATTGTTAAATCACCAGAAATTGTACCACCTGAAGTACTTAATTTTGAATTAGCTGCACCAAAGGCTGCATTAGCATATACACCAGCACTAATAGCATTTGTGTTGGCAGTATTGGCTCTTGCAAAAGCTCCGTTAGCGTATGTTGAAGCAGAGGTTGCGTTAGTATTTGCAGTTACAGCTTTTTGATCTGCCAAAGCAGCATCAACAAGTGCGGTGTTTGCAGTTGAGTAAGCTGCGTTAGCATGAGTACCAGTAGTACCAGCAAACGCAGCATTAGCGGTAACGAAAGCCGCATTAGCATAAGCACCAGCAATTTGGCCACCAGCGACAAATGCGGTGTTGGCAGCATCATAAGCAAGTTGTGCTAAATTGTTTGCAGTATTGGCTCTTGCAAAAGCTCCGTTAGCATATGATGATCCAGAATTGGCAACATGACTTGGAGTGTTTGCGGTAATAAAAGCACCGTTGGCATGATTGTATGCCGAATTAGCATAAATGCCTGTTGTATTTTGACTTACAAATGCCGAGTTAGCATGCCGATAAGCGGCATTTGCATATCCACCAGCAATCACACCTCCAGCTTCGTATGCAAACTTAACAGCACTTGCGGATGCAACCAAAGTGTCACTGGTTGAATCAATTCCTGTGTATATGTCTGCACCATCTAAAATCTTATAAGTGGTCGTCCAAGTGTTTCCTGTTGAAATTTCCCAACGATCATTGGTTTCATTCCATTTAATGATGGCATCATTGCCCGTTACTCGATCATTAACAATTAATCCGTCTTTATTTGTACCCGTATTTGCATTTAAAACAAATCGATCAACCTCAAAGTTTAAATTGCCTGTTTGTGTAAATGATCCGGAAACTGTTAAGTTGCCTTCAATTACTACGGCTTGCAAAGTTGTGATACCACTTTCAACAATAATAGCATCTTGACTTGTACCCGTATTAACTTTGAGTGTAGCATTTTGAAGATTCAAATTACTAGTTACATTCGCAGTAGCAATTAATGCGGATACAATATTGGTAGAAAGTAATGTGGAATTATTTAATGTTGCGGAATTTGAAGTCAAGGTTACAACATTACCAGTAATAATTGTACCATTAGTAATTCTACTTGTGGTTATATTACCTGTTGTTATTGTAGCTGTTGCTATAACAGCATTAGCAATTGCAGTATTGGTTAAAGTACTGTTAATTAATGTTGAGGTGTTTAGTGTTGCAACATTAGAAGTTAAGGTTACAACATTACCACTAATAATTGTACCATTAGTTGCAGTAAGGTTACCAATGGTTGCAGTATTGATTGTAGATACATTGGAAATAAGATTTACAAGATTTGCAGAATTATTAGCAACAAAATCTTTTATTGTACCAGTATTTGCATACAAGGTATTTGATGATAGATAAAATACATTACCAGTTGTGGCTCTTAAAATATTTACACCAATAGAACCAATATCCGATAAATTATCAATAAAGGCTTCTAAAGCATAAATTGTTGTTACATTGGCTTTTGTTAAAAATGCGTTTGCTAGATATGCATCTTTTACATATACTGTACCATTGTTAGCCGATAAAACTTTTCCTGAACCACTTAAATCTACAGCACCAGCAACGGATACGTTATTACTAATTGTTGCATTGGTATTAACTGTTGCATAATTTACAAAAACATTTCCTACAATATTTAAATCTTTATTGATAATTGCACTATTTGAAACACTTAGACCTGTACCACGACCAGAAACAGTCAATGTGTTACCAATCGAAACATTACCTACATTTGAACCTACGGTACCGACTGTAAGGTTATTTGCAACTGAAAGGTCGTTACCAATAAGAGCATTATTAGAAGTTTGCAATACTGTACCAGGACCAGTAAGCAATAATGAACTATTACCAGAAAGAGTTAAAGTTCCGTTTGACTTGGTAAAATTGTTAGATGATAAATTGTTTAAATCAATAGCCGATAAATTGGTTTGAATTCGCCATTCATCAATCGTATTTGTTCTCGTTATAATAGGAATAGGCATTTTAGAACTTTAATCTCTCTTAATTAATTGTTTTAACATATTTTTTATATCACCAATATCTTGGCCAAGTAAATCTACTTGTTCTTTTAGTTTATTTATTTCATTATCTTTAGAGTTTAATTTTGCTTTTAATCTTTTTCTGGCTTCATTTTCAGCCAAAACGCTGGGGTTTACAGTAAGTAAAGCCCCAGTTTTGGTGTCTTTTACAAAATTAGTTCCTCTAACCGGCAATTTCATATTATGCACTTGGTAAAGCAATCACACGAAGGTCTTTTACTTTTGGTACAATAGACGGATCGGTAGAAGTCATTACGATCTTAATTGCAAAAGTCTTAAACGAATCATAAGTTACACCAGTGTCGGTAGAGTATGTTATAACATCACTTGTTAAAGATGGACGATATTCATATTCCCTAAAATCTTCTGTTGTCAAAGAAGCCGCTGTTGTTGGATTGTAACATTCCATTTTTAAATATGGACGATCTTTAAATGGCGTTGCATCTGAACCAGAAAGTACTTTATAATATACATGCACTTCTGTTGTTCCAGGTTTATTTGCGGATAAGAATACTCGCAAATCACCAGCATCAAATCCGTCAGCAAGTGTAATTGGCTTAGTAATATATCTTGCTAATGAGGGACCGCCAGCACTATCAAACTCTGAATTGAGTACAATAGAAGCATTGGATGTGATTGCACCAGAACCTATTCCAGGTATTGAGATTGTGAAATCGTCATAGTAACCAGAACCTGTTGCAGCCACATTTACTCCAACAACATTACCAGCAGCACCATTAGTCACAAGATAAACAAGAGCTCCTGTACCTGTATTGGATGTTATTGTTACAGTATTACTATTTGAGTAACCACCGCCTGGTGCAATAATATTAAAATCATCAGAATTGATTTCTGAATTGTCTAAGAAATTTTCCCATGCATTTAAGTAAACACTTTCTAACGAAATTAATGGTGACACAGCATCATCAGTTGAAGCGATAGTCAAAGCAATTTTAAAGTCGCCTTGATTTTGCAATTCTTTTCTACGGCTTCCAGCAACGTATAGGTCATCATCACCCATTGAATAAGTTACAAAGGGCAATAAATCACGGTAATTGGTTTCTTTTGCACCATCAATCACTTTAGAAATAAATTTGTAATCCATCGTAAATGGATTGTCAGATTCGGTTTCTAAATGTTTTTGAATCAATCTGAATTTATCAATGTAATATTTACTAGATTGTTTTTCATTTTCTAAAACAAATGTTGCTGGAGAACTGGTAAATAAACAACGATCTAATGAAAACATTAAATCTTCATTTAAATATGGAACATATTCCATTGCATTTTGAGATTTATATAGAGTGCCAACATAAGGGTTTACAGAAACATATTGATTGTTTACTGTTGTACCACCTTTTTCAGCAACCCATAATGAGTATTGTGGACTATCTGTGAGTACCACTAAAGCATATAAACCAGGTTTTAAGAATACTGGTGAACCAAAAGTAAACTTGGTATAACTTGTATCAGAAGCAAAATCTGGTGTTGCAGTTGTATTAATTTCAAATGGATACTTTGTTACTACTGATTCTGGATATGAAAAATCTGAAGATGGTAGTGCATTGACTGTAGGTCTAATTTGTATATTAACAGGAATATTACTGTCGTCTTTTGCGGAGAAGAATAATTTAACATTCTCAACAAAAAGGCCATTTGGATAAACCTCTGGATCTACAAAGAAGGTTTGTGCCAATGGGTCAACACGCCAAGTACTTGTAACAACCTCTCTAGAAGTTGTAGACTGTAACAATGGTGAAGTAGCATTACCAACAAATTTAACTCCAACATCCACATTGTAAACAGTATTTAATAGATTTGTTTTGTTTACTTTAATACCCGATGACACAAAAGTTTTCTCAGCAAAAGAAATTGCATCTGCATCGTAAGTATTACTAAATGATTCAGTTAAACGGAAATTTCTTTCACCGTTTCTAAATGTTGCAACTGGAGGATAAAATACACCAGAAATATCACCTAATTTATTTGCGGAATTATAACCAATACTATATGTCCAACTTGTTGCAGCTTGTTCAGCGGTGGTTGTTGTTTCGGTTACGGTTGCAACTTTTGTAGAAGTATTGTAAGCCACAACAGTAAACTCTCTGCCATGACCTTCATAACTACCAGTTTCATGAACTAGAGTCAATGTGTTACCTGCAATGTTTACGGAAGGAGCATCAGAAGCTAATGTAATCGTATTTGGACCAACACCTCTTGTTAAACCTGAACGATGATCTAATACGGATGCAATTGCATATGTGCTCTTAGATTCTAATCCATAAATTACTTTACTTGAAAGTGGTTTACCAGTTTCATTAATAACGCTTACATTTGAAGATCCTCTTTCGCTATTTGAAACAATTACCATATCGTAATTTGTTCCACCAGCAAGGTAACTAGCAATATTGAATGCTAAGTCAGAACCATTATTTGCAATCAGAGCAATTTCGCCAGATACAAAAATAGTATTCGAATGTACACCTGAAGTTACTTGTAATTTATTTGGTATTACAATATATTCGTCAACCGAAACATCATCAAAAAATGCATAGAATCTCGCATTTGGTTTTAATGATGTGCCAACAAAAGTAATATCTCTTGGTTTGATGTATGGTTGAATTGCAAGATCAGTTACATATGTTCCAAGATCGACTTCAGTTGTCGAACTACTAATTTGTTTCATGTTGAGTTCTGCACCTTTTTGTACATAAACTCGGTCTGTTGTTGTTTGTAAATTACCAAACGAATTGCCACCAAGGCCAATTGTTCGGTTGTCTACTGTAGTTACAGTTTCAAACCATTTACTATCAACAACTTTAGCAAAAGGATTATCTTTATCATTTACCCATGTTGGATTTTGATCAGAGATATATTTGAAAGCATCGTTTACAAAATTAAATGCATTTTCTAAACCTTGTGCAGAATTGATTGTAACTTTTGCAGTATGATTGGTATCAACATCACCGGTATACTCAGGCAACAATTTGATGTTACCTTTAAAGTTAGCAAATAAAGCACTTGCAACTGGTATAGATTTTGTTGCATAAGGCTGTGATGCAAAAGCAGTATTTGCATAACTTAACATTAATGATTTTTGATCATTAACACCTACAGCAGCATAAGAACCTGAGGAATTTGCTTGAGACCATTTTAATTTAAATGTTCTCATTAATGAAGCTGGTTTTAATTGAGCTTCTTCAATAAGGTTGCGGTTATCAAAGCCAACATCACTATAGGTTGCTTGTACATCTCTTGTAGTAAAATTGTCTACAAGAATACCATATTTGGATCTTTCGAGACCATCAGCATCTAAAATTTTAGAATCGGCTGCGTTCTTTTCCAAATTTGTAAGAGCAACATAATACTCTAAACCTTTAATTCGTTTTTCAAACGCACCAATGTCATTCATTGTAAAACGGCGATTGTTTTTAAACTCTGCATTAATTTCTTTGACACTTTCTGTATAAGGAGGAATAGTCAAAGTATAAATCATCATATCGTTTGGATCGATAGGAGGTGGAATTGGTGTAACAGAAGATTTACCTGAAACAACCGAAAATTCTTTAGATGGTTTAACTACCAATTTATCAATGCGACTTAAATAATATTCAAAACCAAGTTCTGCCGTATAATCTGGATCGGCATTGACAGCACCAGATATTGTTTCTGAAGCAATTTGTCGTGTTGGTCTAAAGTCTAAACAAGAACGCAAAGAAATTAATTTACCATCTTCATTACTTAAAAATTTGGACATTTCATCATAGGTGAAATTTGATCCAGTTTTTAAATAAGAATCAACAGTAAACAAACCAATATTTTGTGGTGATGGAGCAGCTTGATGTTTTAAATATTTGTATTGTACCAACAACGAAGAACCTGTTGGTGAACTATAACCACGCTTTAATTTAATTGTTGCATGGTCGTAATGTGTTTTACGTTGACCATTATCAAACTCATAATTATTAGTTACATCATAAGTTGCATCTGTTAACATCGCAGTTGTTACATTGCCTGTGCCACGAGAATCTGTAATTCGAACAATCTCATAAACATCTGGTACCTGTAAACTAACAACAGTACCAGGAGTTTTTAATTGTTGCATTAGTGCTGCATTATTAAAGAATGTTGCACCAACATCTTGAAAAACGTAACCACCTGTAATAGTCGTTACAGTACCAGTATTACCTGAAGATAATGAATTACCAGCAGTGTCTAAATTATAAGGAACTTTTGCATGTAAATCTGCACCTGTGGTAAGTGGTATCATTTGTTTACCACGAATTGCACCAGATGTTCCATTTTCTGCATTGTTTACTTTTGTTGTAATAATGAAGTCTGCACGAACACCAGCAGTATCAAAATCGACAGTAATGGAGTTATTACTTACAGCAGTAACAGTAAACAAATTATTAGCTAAACTTACAACAGTATTTGGTGCAATACCAGAAGCTGAATTTGATGTTGAATTGTAACGAATAAAGCAAATAATATTATTTAAAATTTGTGAATCGTTAAGAACACCTGGCGAACCTGCAAATGCAAAAGTATCTGTACCAGTTGTTGAAATTGTTAATGAACCCCCACCGTCAGCAAGTTTATCAGAGTAAACTTTTCTAGCATAAAAATCCAAATTATTAATTGAACCAGCTTTAATAGATTCAAAAGGAGTATCAAATATTAAACTTGTTTTTGATGGTTCAGTAATGTAGGCATCACCAGTTGCAACATCTTTAGAACTACTGTGAACATTGGCTGCAAAAGATAAAGATGATCCAGATTTTACTGAAATTGATTCTGCCACTTTGAAGTCTGATTCGATAGAATAAGTATTTGAAGCAGGTATAAATGGTAACGCTTGAGAAAGTGTAATTGTTTGAGCTACACTATTAGATTCTCTGATTAAAATTGGTGCCAAAAATAGTCCTGCACCATCAGTAATTCTAAAGTACATATTAGCATAACAATTTGCTTGTGCTGTCGTTGAGAAAGAAGATTCCAATTCAATAACAGTATTTGTGGATCCAGAACTTGGTATAGTACCAATAATTGGTGTTGAGGTTACATCAAAAACATTTACATAAAAAGAATGTGAAGTGCCTACATCAGAGGCAAAAGATGTATTATATTTCATCATATCGGCACGGAGTGTACCAATTTTTGTCGAATTATATTCGTTAGATGAAGCTGGATTAATTGTATTAAAACTTGTACAATGTATATCAAGTTTTGGAAAGCTGGATATATCTAATGTGCCATAAGTATTAGCTACAACAATGTAACTAGAATAATTTGTTGGTAGATCATAATCAGATACATTGGCTGTAGTTCTTGCTCTAGGTATAGTTATACGAGTAGGTGCAATCGTTTGAACTTCGTAACCGCCAACATAGGCTTTACCTGGATCTAACACAGCTGTAAATGAATCTGCAATTAAATTATTGTTTGCATCGTAAGCTTCTTCTTCAAGCGATAACACAAAAGGATCAACAGTATAATTACCTGATTCTTCAAATGTTCTACGTGCAAGTGTTTTTTCAATTTCACTATAAACCGGATAATTAATTTCTTTTGTTTTAACACCATTGACAATTCTAATAACTTCAAAGAAAGAAGATTCATCGGTGGAATCTAATGTTCTTTTTGACAGTCTAGTTGCAATTTCAAATCGAGCAGCACCAGGAGCTTGATAATTAAAGGCACCTTGAGCAGGATCTAATAGTGAAGTATCATCAACCTCATCTATAATATTTTCTTCAAATTCAATACCAATTTTATATGAAGGTTGAGTGTTTATTGTTGTTGCATTGTAACCTATACGATAAAACAGTTCTAGTACTAGAAATTGTGGAACAACTTTTACAAAATTACCTTTAAAGTAATAAACACCTTCCTGAATACTAGCAACATAGGATCGTCCTACGGCTGAAGTATCTTTTGCTTGAGCAAATATATTTTGCCCAAAAATTTTGATTTCATCATTTTCAGAAAATGTATCTGAACTTAAATACTTTAAAATTAAAATTGGATTTGTTGTACTATCATCAATTGCAATTACTTTAGCACGAACATTTTTACCAGAATTGTAACTTATAATAGTCTTATCGGTAAATTGAGTAACATCAATATCTTCATTATTATATTGAGTATTTAATATTAAGTAAAAGGCACGATCATCTAAAGAGATTTTACCACCAACAATTGGACTACCACTTTTGAAAATGTGGTTGCCAAATTTTTCAATTTGGCTTGATAAGATTGTTTGTAATTGAGTTAATTCACGGGCTTGAACAGAATATCCAGGCCTGAAAAGAACTCGCATGTAATTCTTATCTTCGTCAAAATCATCATAGTATGGATCGTAATTAAAAAAAGTAGTCATTTATTCCTCTAGAAACTTAAAATGAATCGTATTCTATCTATTTGGTCTGCATCTCTTGTAATAGGTGTTTTATCTGAAACATATAAAATTTTACCCGAATATAATTCTAGTGATGGATCAGTTTTATTTATGGCTACTCGGATAGAGCCACTCGATTGTCCTTTAATAGGTTCATTTGTGGCCAATGTACCATTTACATTATTAACATAAAGTAAATTATTGGTTTCATCAAATGAAATTACTTCTGCACTAAACGTTGATGATGCATAATCAACACCTTGAAAAACTATTTCATCATTATTATAATTGCCTACACCAGCTGAAGTTTTAATTTTTGTATATAAAGTATACAATTCATCTGATGCTAAAGTTGTTGTTCCATATTCATATGGATTTTTTATAATTACAACTTCACGATATTCGTTTTCTGTAGGAAAAACACCAGATTCACTACCATCAAAATCAACATTAAATATGATGGTGTTGGCATAAAGTTCTTCTACTGGATCGTAGCCGTGTCCGTTTTGTGGTGAAAGAATAACTTCAGCCGCAGCTGAGGTTCCAATACCACCAGCAACATCTCTAAAAGTCAAATTTGCTTTGGTGTAATCCGAACCTCTATTCTGAATCGTAACACCTGCAATTTTACCATTGGCCACATTGGCTTTTAAAATTGCTCCAGTACCATCACCTGTAATTGTGATTATGTCTTGCGATGAACCATCAGTATAATTATTTCCAGTATTTGTAACTCGTACTATATCTATACTTCTATTTACAGCAGCCGCTCTAACAAATCGATTGTATAAAACAGGTAAATAATCATTTGTTAAGAACTTTTGTTTTTGTTGAGCAGTTAAAGTGTACATATATTTCCACTTATAACCATCAGCAGTTAAAAAGAAAGGTTCTTCTAAAGATGTAGAAGATAAAGATAATTGTGGTTCACTAGTCGATGCAGCTGCATTGTTATTCCATAAACATTTAAAAACTTGATCTTTAGAGTTTAAAACATAAAAATTTGTACCAGCTGGACATACTGTACAACCAGCAAATCTATAAACTGTACCTGTTGTCCAATTTACTCTAGGTACAACAAAAGATGCATTTTCTTGTGATATTCTTTTTGCAACCATTCCACGATCATAATAGGTATTCAAATCTCTAATAGCTTGACCTGGTGTTGGAGCAATTTCAGTACCAGTATTCCAAACAGTTTCTTTTCCCAAAGACACAAACATGTAAGATTTTCTATTTGCTGGAAGGTATGAATTTGCACTCACATCTAGTAAATCATAGATGCTTTGTGCCAATAGTGTGGAAAATTGGAAAGTCAGTAAGGAAGCCATAGTTCTATTTATTCAACTTTTTGAAGGATTGTGGTGACTAAGTTTGCGGTAGTTGTAAATGATCCAGAAACCAAAATGGTATTGGCATTAACAAATGTAACGGTTCTTATATCGTCAAATACCACATTGATTGTTTGGTTATTTGCAGTAACATTGATAGTATTTTGTGTCATCAAACTGGTGGTGTTTGTAACATAGGTTACAGTTTCAGTATTTCCACTTGAAATAAAAATGGTATCACCATCTTGTACATCATTAATGAAGGTTGTTAAGTTACCTGTAACCACATTTGATGTGGACGCCACATTTACTGTACCATTAACTCGTTTAGATAAGGTTGTAAGAATAACCATATCACCAACATTTACGGTATTTGCAAGATTAGGTGACGCTCCTGTAGCAACCATATTGTTCGAACCACTTCGAATGTTGAAGGTATTTGCAAGTTCGGTTTTAATAATGTTGATTGTGGTTAGTGATGTATTTGCTACATCCTCAGTATGAGAATTTATTCGGTTAACAAATGTTTTGGTTCCTAATGGATGTACAATTTCATTCAATGATTTCTTAAATTTGTTGTAATCATTTTCCGTTTGAATTTGATATGAGAAATTGTGGTATTTTGTACCATCTTGTATTTTTTTGTCGGAACTAGGTTGGCCATCCGTATTCAAATAAATTCCAGGATAACGAATCAAACCATTTTCAAATCTGGCAGTTGCTTTTGCTTTGCCATCTCCATAATATAATACAGAATTAACATTTGCTTTTACGGCATTATCGGCCGATGAAATCTGTATTTGATTATTAAGAGTGCCTTTATAATTAAAGATACGCAAAAGTCCACTTGAGGGAGTAAATTTCTCAACAAAAGCTGTAAATGTGGCATTACTACTTGAATTTCCTTGATAAATTATAGTATTGGAAACAAATAATTGTCCTGAAGTAACATTTGATACGGTCAAATCCGCATTTCTTAAAGATATTGTTGGAGCGCTAACATAGTCATAACCAAAACTAGAAATTCTGAGAGATGAAATAGATCCAATTTTTGTTGTAAATAAACTAACATCAACACCTTCACCTAAAATTTCAGTTACAGAAAGAACTGCATTTGAACCACTTGCTGTATTAACAGTAATCGTTGGTAAATTTGTTTGTGAATAACCTTCACCACCTTTAATTAAAGAACCATTGTCATTAAATGTGACGGTTTTGATGCCATTATTTCCAGCATGAAGTTGCGTAATTGAGGCATTTGCACCATAGCCAGAAGATCCTGTGAACACCAAGTATTCACCAACATTGTAATTTGATCCACCATTAGTGATTCGAATTCTGCCTAAAGAACCAACTTCATTAATTGGCCTTCTAAATATTTTATAAACATCTACAGCACCAACATCATTTTCAAAATTATCACCTTCTAATGTGATTGTATTTGTTGTTACTGATTCTATATTCCTAATTTCTTCAAATTTATTAGGAGAATTTAAACGAACTGTATCACCAGCTTCAAAAGAAACGGTTAAATTTTGCGAACTATCATTTATAGTTTTTGTTCCTTTTAATAAGGATGTAGATGAAATAATTAGTGAGTCAGCTATGTCTTCCAAATAATAACTATAAAATTTAGCTAAAGGTAAAGACTTATAACCACCACCAGATCCATCTGTTGTAACATAAGAAATTGGGAATACATTTAGTGTTTGGGTTGTAGTAATAAAACTAATTTGGCAATTTTCAATATTTGCGGTATTTGCTGCACCATCTAATGTTAAAGTATGAATGGTCTCAATTGCAACATTGCTTACATTGACTAGTCTTTGTGTATTTGTATCTACAAGAGAAATAGTTGCTTTAGATTCTTGACCTAAAACCGAATCTTTAAAACCACCAACAAAATCAATTAATGAACTATTTACAATGTCTGGTGATCGGAATCCAAACCCTCCATCATTAACAGCCACTTGAATGATCGATCCTTTTGTAACTGATCCTACAGTAGCAATAGCACCAACAGGTGTTTGATTGACTGGTGGAGTTGGATTTAGTCCTCCAACAATTGAAACCGGATCACCATCATAACCTATTGTTGGATCATATGCATTATAAAATAAACCTCTAAATTCAGGATTAATTTTAATTTCAGACAATGATCCAATCAAACGACCACTTACTGAAATTGGCGTTCCATTGGAAATATATGTGGCAGAAATTGTTTCTCCCGTTTGAAATAGTTTCTTAACATTTGAAACAAACATTTCAACATATTGAATACCTAATTGTCGATCAATTGATCTTGTGACACTTTCGACAATTGCTGTAGACTTTGATAAATCTCCAGTAACTTTTACGCCAACCAAATTAAAAATATTATTATCGCTGGTATCAACACGCAAAGACAATGGTAAAACCCATTTACCGTCCGAAGCAATTAATATTTCTTCTTTAGGATAATAAATTTCAATATCTTCATTATAAAAAATTCGAAATAGAAACTTAACGGATTGAGGAGTACCTTTTGCTCGGTAATATTGATTAATAAATTTTAAAAGAGTTGCTTTGTCTGATATAATTTCTTCAGGAAAATATGGTGCAAGTTCTTGTTTAATTAATTCAATATATGTGTTTGTTGCTAAATCCAAATCTTTTGATTCAGCAAAAAATTCGACAGCACTTAGAATTTGATTATTTGTTTTTGTCCATTCATAATACTTTTCTAAGAATGTGACAAATTTAGGGTAGTCTTCCCTTACAAATTCGGGTAGTTGTTTTTCAACTAATGAGGAAACTAATAGTTCGGACATTATAGACTATTCATTTCTATAACAACACTTGTTGGATCTTCACTATCAAAGGCCAACATTTTGTTTTGCTGTGATGAAATAACAGAAATTTGTGGTCTAATATTAACAGATAATTCTCCAAAATCATTTGCAACATCTGTTGGATTAAAGTTATTAATATAAATTTTTCCTGTATAATAATCAATTGATCCTATAACACCAAAATTGGCACCATAGTTCAAAATTACTTTTGTATTTTCATTTGTTACTTCATCTGGTTTATAGTAAACAATTCTTAATTGGCCATAACGACCTTCTAATACTGCCGAAGCGGCACCTAACTGTCCACCACCTCCAATAATTCTTACTGTAGCTGTAGTATAACCAACACCTGGATTTGTTACTGTAACTTTAGAAAGTTTAGAATTAACTATGGTCGCAATAGCAGTTGCTCCTTGTCCATCACCAATAATTTCAACTGTTGGTGTTGTCATATAATTAATGCCTGGATTTGTAACAGTAATTGATTCAACACCGGTAAAAGAAGATGGTACTTCTTCTAAGAAAGATTGTCTTGAAATGCCTTCTTCATCCAACATTGTAAATTCTGGATTTGAGTATAGATTGTCTGATGTAGTTCCTTTTTGTAAAGGAACACCATAGTCTAAAATATAACTATTAGAATTGATTAAATCAGGTCTAAATTTTTTAGTTAAAAATAATTCCAATTCATTTGATTGAATTGCAGAATCTAAATTATCAATTCTAGAACTCAATATAGATGATTTAAAAATTGAATTAAAAGTATTTAAATTATCATTACAATAATTTTCAATTTCTGTTTGTATAGAAGATTTTAATGTATTAGTATTACTAATTGTTTTTGTTGGATCATAATAAACTTTAGAAATTAATTTTAAAAAGTTATAATCAATATCAACAATTTCAGGTGTTACTGTAAGAATACTAATTGGCTTAATGATCTTTTCTTTAACAAATTCTTTTTCGGCATCTGTTACTTCAAAACCTTCTTTTGGTTTTGCAGAAATAAAAACTTTACCATAAATTGGAGGATCATTTTCTTCTCCACCCCAAACATTGACAGCTTCAAACTGTGGATATTTTTGTTGAATGAGTTTGATATAATCGTTTTTTGTTACCGCACGATTTTGTGAAGTAAATTGTAATGGAGCTGCAAACTTAATTTGATCAACTGTTTCTCTTGGTGCTCCACCAGAAGCAGCCAATGTTGAATTGACAATAAATGTTGAATACCCACCAATCGTGGAAGTCGCAATAAAACTGTTAGCTTTGTTTGCTAAGTCACCATTCGTAATTAAGTATTTTACTGAAACAATGCTTCCATCAGGTATTTTTTTACCTAAAACATTATTACCAAAATAAATTTCATACTTGTTATTTTGGCCTTCTTGTATATAATATACTTCAGAGGTTGAATCTATATCTAAAGCATCAGTATTCAATGTATAAACTGTAGATGTTGAATTTGAAATTGATTCCCTTACACTAACTTTAATTGTTGAGGTATCAATATTAATATCCGGTAAAGTAAAAATTTGTTTTGGATTGGAAGCTTCAACATGTGTAAAACTATATGTTGCTAATTGGCCTTCATAAATTTTCAAATTAGTAAATACAAAGTTATTACCAGTTTTTGAAACTGTCGTATCTTCTAATGTAATGAAATTGTAGGATTTACTATCAATTAAATTTGAAAGGAAAATATAACCTTCAGGTAATGTTAATGAACCTGGCGTTGAAGATAAAGAATCAACTGAAAAATTAATTTTAGCTAAAGGTGCCGATGCAGAACGTGGAGTATAACCAAATCGTTTAGCATGAGATACAACAGAGTTTCTTAATATTGCAGAATCTAAAAAAGATTCATTTGCCAACATATTCAAATAATATGAATTGTAATGCGTATTATAGGCAAGAATATCCAAAAGAACATTTAAACCTGCTCCTTCGAAATCATAATCAGAAAACTCGGATTGTTGTTTTAAAAAACTTTTAAGATTAGATTTGAGTGTATCAAAATCTAAATCGGTTACATTTAAACGGTCTGCCATTATCTGACTCTTTGTAGTAAGAATTGAATTGTTATTGGGTTAGTTAAATTGATAATAAAAAAATCCAACTTAATTGAATATCCGTTATTATCGAAATCTGGTATGGCTGTTACTTTGGACACACTAACACGAGGTTCAAAATTTTCTATTGTTTGTAAAATTTCTCTTTCCAAAGTAATTGCTGTAATAGAATCTATATTTTCAAACAATAAAGCTCGAATGTTGGAACCATAATCTGGATTAAATGGTTTCTCATAGTGGTTCGTCAGTATAATATTTTTTAAAGAATTAATAACTGCCTGTTCATCCACATGTTTGTTTATGTCTTTTTTAACTGGATGAATATTAAAAGACAGGTCTAAGTCTTTAAATTGTCTGGTTGTTTGTGTGGTTACTGTAGCCATGGGTTATTTATCACGTATTTGCCAGGTTATTTTTAAGGAAGTCTGTACCAATGTAATTTTGTATCAAATAATTATCCGTATTGCCAGAATTGTTAAATTGTGTAACAAAACGATAGTCATTCAATACTTGTCTTTGTTTTTTATAAAAATTCCAGTCTGATGTTCTTCTGGTAAACATTAAAGAATTGGCTTGTTCTAAAGTAGAAATAATGCTAACTAAAGCTGAGTTGGTTATATTACTTGTGAGACCATTATAGGAGTTGGTTAAACTTATGTACCCATTTCCTATATTCCAACTGTTTGCGGTTAATTCAGGATTTACAAAAATACTTGTAAAGCAACCTAAAATTGCATCTGTGTTTTGTACCGATTCGGTAGAATAAAGTAGTCTAGTCAATTCACTACCTTGTGCCATTGCCATCTGATAGTTTGGTATATTTGGAGAATCAACTAAAAATTCTGTACTAAGTGTTGTTGCTCCAAGACGGGACATATTATCAGTATGAGATTTAAAATCTAATATTTGCACTAACAAATTATTTGCAGTATTGGCCAAATTTCTGGCTTGAATTGAAGTGTTTGGAAAAGTATTTGCAACATCGTTTGTACAAAATGTTATAATTGAATTTGTATTTGATGTTATACTAGAACAAACACCTTGTACTGGATTTTTAAAATAGTTACTTGGTGAAATTGTACCATTAGCAATTTCTTGAGTTTGCCATTGAACTACATCCGAAGGATATACGTTCATACTGTTTTTTGCTTCTTGACTTAAATAATAAGCTCCACCAAATTTTGTGGTATCAAAACTAAAAGTCAATCTTGAGGATATTGTATTTGCCATAATTATTGAATTGGTGTTGGTGTACCTGATGGTCCTTTAGGTGTTGGATGTATGTGTATATTATATAACTGTCGAATCAATTCCATTGGTCCCCTAGAATCTTGTACTGCTGCCAATCCAAATATAATTGGTGAAGTTACTGTTACAGTTGAAGTAATTACGCCAGGTGGCACAGGACTCTCTGAGGTAAATCCTGAATTAATACCACCTAAAGTTTGAATTCCCAAATAAGAGAACAATTGTTTTCCAGCCACAATGTTATCACCTGAATGTATGCTACTTGCAGCTGTCAATAGTCCATTAACTGTAACATCACCATTTAAATTTATTCCATCTGGTGCATTGATTGTTACTGTGCCTGTTGCACCGCCAGCTGCTAAATCTAAATCACCACCAGCAAAAATAGAAGCATCACCTTTAACTTTGGTTGTTAAATTTCCTTCAACCATTGTGTATGCATCACCATCAACCTTTACATCAGCATCACCTTGAACACGCAATACTGAATCTCCTTCAATTACAATATTGCATACGCCTTTAATTAATACGTGGTTATTTTTGGCAATAATTTGATAACCATCACCAACAATCTTATCAACTCTTGTTCCATCTTTTTGAAATTCTGTGAATGTGCCTAAACGATGTGCTAGTCTAACTGTTTCAGAATCTTTTGTATCATCCATAGCAAATAGATGACCCGATTGTGTTTCTGTTACATGTGCATATGGATATTCACCAACAAATGTTGATGAAGGTTCTGTCCAATCAAGTCCACTAGGTTTAGTTGCCATTATACTCGTCCAAATGATTTAGCTGTAACCGCCAATATTGTTGCTTGTGCTACTGCGGTTGTTGAGGCATTTACTGCTGTTTCTATTGCTTGGCCGGTTTCTTTTGCGGTTTCAACTAAACTTTTAATTTCAGAAAATGGAGATGGATTACCATCTTTAGTTACACTATCAAACGATAAAGCATCTGATAAAGCGTTGGTGAATTCCTGCAAACACTTTTTTAATTGTGCTGCCAATTGTGCAGGCAGACTTGCAATGTACGCAATAAGTTCGTTGCAATATTTAATAAAATCAGCAATAGCTTTTGCAACATCAGTAATAAAATCCGCAGCTTTCTTTATCATTTTTAATATCTCTTTGATTTGCCTAATTGCAGCTTGAATAGCAGTAGACATTGGACCTGAAGAAAGACTTGTAAAATATGCTTTTATTGCAGCTCTTGCTTTTTGAACAAATTCATAAACTTTAAGTTTTTCAATTGCAATATCATATCTAAGTTTCTTTTTAAAATCGCAAACATGTTCTGCATTGGAATCAGCAACTGAAATACTACTGTTCTCATATACTCCACGAGCAAGAGGTGCTGTCGTTGGTTGACCAACTGATCTTGTTACAATGCCTTCAGGTAATACTGGTGTTTTATCCGCTTGCTCTTGCGTTAGTTGTGGTACAAATCCTGCTGACTTGTTGTAACTGTATGAACCAACTTTAGAACCAGAACTTGTAACATTCACCACATTGGTTGATTGTATTCCTGGAAGAATACCAATAATAATGGGATACTGTAATGTTTCAGGATCTAAAAAATAACCAACAACCCATTCACCAGGTCTTGCAACTGAAGTGGTATAACCTTGTGATAAAGGTATAGCTCCATGAGCCCAAGGAAGATTATCAACAGGCACTTCTTCAACATTAGGTGAATGTAATCCGATAATACGGACTTTATACATTCCAATATTTAATTTGTCGTGACTATTCTCAACAACACCAACCCAATTGGTTGGATCAAAAGTGCCATAGTCTTTTTTAGGTTGATTAACTATCATGCGTAATATGCCGAATCTTGAATTGGTTTAGAAGTTAATATTCCATATTCTCTATTTGATGAATCTGAAACTGCTTCAATTACTACTTCATGTTTATTTGGTTGTATACAATGGTGTGTTGCAATTACCAAATGATTTCCATACAATGATTTATCCAAATTATCTTCATTTTTTAAATACTGACCAATCTTAGGTACGAGTAACTTAACATTTACACCAGATGTTATTTGAAAATTTCCAGGTAAAACTATTTGCACTCTTTGTGTCATTAAATTTTGTACTATTGCTCGTCTTTGGAAGATATACTTATAAGGGTCATCAACATAGTTTAATGATTCGGGATCTTTCTGATTAATGAAATCATTATCTTTTCTATAATATCCAAAAACATAAACAGATTGTTTAGCATCAAACATTTGAGTATTGTTTAATCCTTTTACATTTTCAACAACTGCTAAATTAGGAACTTTATTACCATGTTCACTAGTATAATAATGGTCATCAAAAGTAATTTCTCTTTGTGCAATCGTTCTGGTTATTGGATCAAATCCAATAAATTTACCAGCATAAACTCCATTCTGAACCGATTTTAAAAAGTCAAACTGTGATAGAACCTTAAAATCTTTAATACCTAAAAATTGAGTTTCTTCAGTTTTATCACCCAAATTTATATTTTTAGGTGTAAAATTTAACGAAGCTACTGGCGATATTGAAAGTAATGTTGATAGACTTACAAAATTATAACCTTTATTATTTTCAAAAAATAAAAAAGATGGAGATTCATTTTTATCTAAACACCTTTTTGCACACCAATCAATAGCGTCAATTGGATGTAGATTAGGTATTGCTACTTTTTTTAATCCTTCAGATTCAACAAACAAACTACCATCTTCAATTTGTTTATCAATATCAATATTCAAATAGTCTTTCATTATAGACTTTGCAATATTTGAATACTTTTCTCTATACGATTGATTTACTCGTAATTGTTCAGATAAAATAAATTCTTCGGAAATAAAATGTAACACATAAACTTCAGAACGTTGATTTACACCTTTTCTGTTACTTTGTTTAAATACCCTAAAAACTTTTTGAAATGCAAAATCACTATCTGCATCATCATTTTTATTTTTTCGTATATCAACAATTAAATTTTCAGATCCATCTAGTGCTAATTTATCAGTAAGTCCTCGACTATCAAGAATTACAACATTACCATGTACACAAGGTAACAATATACTATCGTGTATATTTAATTCCTGAAATAAACCAGATATGTCAATTTTTTTGTCTTTGTAAACTAAAGATAATTCTTTAATTACAAAATTGGATACTGCACTGGTCATTTAGTAAAAACTCCAATAAACTCTTGTTCTACAACAGGTACAAAGTCTGGTTTTAAAATTTTAATTGATCTTTTGCTTTCGTTTTCAGCAATTTCATAATCATAATAACTTAATGTATCTTTTGTTATACTAATATTAATTGTGGTGTTATCACTTAAAGTATAATTTGTTGAAGTTGAAACCACATTAGCATAGTCATTTTGGGTTACATTTAAAGTATTGACCGATATAGTTTCATTTAATATTGTATTTGTTTTTGTTTCAATTTTGTGGTATTCTTTAACATGTGTTTGTGCCCATGTCGTACCTGTACCTTCGGTAGAACTATTGGCATATTGTGATTGACGATATTTAATATCAATATATTTAATTAAAGAACTTTCATTTAAAGGCCAATCAAATTGTGGGTGCAAAATATCATTTAGCATTAAAATGATCCAATGTTTTTCAGCAGAACCATATATCTTATGAGCAACAATTTCTGGTGTTTCTCCGTCAGTAACCAAATATTCATAATAAATTACTGAATTTTCTTTAAAGTCATTTTCAAAAGAAACTTTAGAAAGTAGATTTGTTACATATTGAATATTTTTACCATCAAAGGTATATGAAGTTTTAGGGAAATAATTAAAATATTTTGCCATTATTCTGCCTCTCCTCCACCACTTTGAAATTGAGTTTTTCTATTAGCGTCATCTGAAAAATTTGATTTTGTAAGCATTTCAAGTTCTTTAAATTGTAACGACAGGCGAATACCTACTGGCATTCCTGTGCCGCCTTTTGTAGCATATTGTCCACTTGGGACTTCATATGTTGAAAAACCATTTGGTGCATAGTCTATGTCAATAGTTTCTAAAGCACATGTGGAGATTTTTGGTATATTTGGATTTTCTAATCCATTATAATAAAATTTAATATCAAATTCAGATGGAGGTACCATAAAAAATCCACCAAGTCCACCAGCATTTTGTGAACCTAACAATTCTGGTGCTTGATGAAAACGCAATCTATCTAAAATACTTTGGACTTCTATAGCTTCTTTTTCTGACCTTGGATAAAACATAAAATCGAATCTAAATGATCTGAGAGCAGGAGAAGAATAAAGAACTTCTAAAGCTGGATTGGTTACAAAACCAAAAGCACCAGCAAATGCAGTAGCACCCAATTCTCCAGCAAGTGATGCCAAACCACTAAGTAAAAATGGTGAGGCATTATTTCCAAGTTTACTTAAAAAATCATCAATTGAATTAGATCCTTGAGCAGCCTGCAAAGCTGCACCAGCAGCTGCAAACATACCGCCACCCATCTTCACATCACTATAACCTTGATTGTGTGTAAAATTTAAAGTATCAGGCATGTACAACGCAATCGTATCGGTTGTTCTACGAATTGTTCTAACCTCTAGTGCTGGTCTATAATCTGAACCAGATATGAAACCTTGATTTCCTTTAAAAAAATTAGTGGCTTTAGATATAACGTCACCGTATAAATCTGAAAAATTGGATAAACCTCCAATTCCTGTGCCGCCAATTGATTTATTTAAATTTTGTCTATTTGTAAAAATTGATGGAACATCTGTAGATGATGGACCAATATAACTTGTTTTGATTTGTTCATTAATATGAATAACCATATAATGACCTTTATCGTAACTACCCAAATCAATAGGATATTTGAATGTGTTTGAATTATATCCAGAACCAACCAAATTGTTTCTGGAATCTCCAGTTCTGGAGATAGGATTCTTATTGAATGTTATTTCGGTTAAGTTAAAAATACCCATCTTTTGCCTTTAATGTTAACTAGATAGTATTTATGTCATATAAAGGAAGGTTTAAACCTAAAAATCCTAAGAAATATAATGGTAGTGCAGATAACATCATTTATCGTTCTTCTTGGGAGTTAAGGGTTATGAAGTATCTTGATGAAAGCCCCAACATTATTTGGTGGGCTTCGGAAGAACTCGCCATTCCATATCGTTCTCCAGTAGATCAAAAAATGCACCGATACTTTCCTGATTTTATAGTTAAGGTTCGTGAAAAGACTGGATTAGTAATGACATATATTCTAGAAGTCAAACCTGAGAAACAAACCAAGGTTCCTATTCAAAAAAGAAAAACTCAAAAGTATTTACAAGAAGCTGCAACATACGCAATTAACCAAGAGAAGTGGAGAGCTGCAGACATATTTTGCCAAGACCATGGTTGGAAGTTTAAAGTGGTTACAGAAAAAGATTTAGGAATTTAGTATAAATAGTAGATGGCCACACTAATAGACAGAATACAAAAATCTTTAGATAAAGAAGGTTTAGCACCAAGAACCCGACAATCTAGAGCATGGTTACAAAATAAAATAAGCTCTCTAAATGCTTCACAACGATCCTTATTTAGAGATGTTGACCGAACAACTAGATCCGCTTTTGTTGGACATATGTACTTTTTCTACTATGATCCAAAGCATAAAGAAAAATTACCATATTATGATCGATTTCCTTTGGTGTTGCCGGTAGAACAATACAATGATGGATTTTTAGGTATTAATTTACACTACATTCACCCAAGAGAGAGAATGGTATTACTCGATAAATTAAGTGAAACAGCAACAGATAAAAGTTTTGATATTAATACAAGATTAAGACTAAATTATCAGTATTTAAAAAGAGCAACAAAAGCATTTGAAGCAAAACCATGCATTAAAAGGTATTTGTTTACACATGTTAGATCCAGATTTGTTGAAGTTTTTGCTGATGAGTGGGACATAGCTGCCATGTTACCAATGGAAACATTTGTTGGTGCTGGAACAAACAAAGTATACGCTGATTCAAGGAACA